CCCAACATTAAATACAGCAGCTACCTATGCTAATGCCTCTTCTACTTGGGGGTCTGCAGCTTCTGCTGTTTCATTTACACGACTTGCAGCTAATGTAACCCTATCACTTGCTGGTGGTGCCGATGGAACGGTTTCAACTGGTAATGTAATTACGGCTTATGACTTCTATGATTCAGCCGAATCTGTTGATATTAATTTAGTTATTTCTGGTCCAGCTGATGCAACTCTTGCTGTTGATTTGATTTCAATGGCTGAAACCCGTAAAGACTGCCTAGTATTCTTCTCACCTACTAAAGCAAATTGTGTTGATAATGGAGGCTCTGAAGTCACAGATATTAAAACTTATCGTGATACTCTTACAAGCACATCATATGCTGTGTTAGATTCTAATTGGAAATATCAATACGACAAATACAATGATGTATATCGCTGGGTACCATTAAATGGTGACATCGCTGGTCTATGTGCTCGCACAGACCTCGAAAGAGATCCATGGTTCTCTCCAGGTGGTTTAAATCGTGGTATTATCAAAAACGCAATTAAACTAGCATGGAATCCAACAAAAACAAATCGTGATGATTTGTATGTCAAGGGTATTAATCCTGTTGTTTCATTCCAAGGCGAAGGTATCGTATTATTTGGTGACAAAACTCTATTAAGTAAACCAAGTGCATTTGACCGAATCAATGTTCGTAGGTTATTCATTGTTCTTGAGAAGGCTATTGCTCGTGCAGCTCGCTTCTCATTATTTGAATTCAACGACCAATTCACTCGTGCTTCATTTGTAAATCTTGTAGAGCCGTTTTTAAGAGATGTTCAAGGCCGCCGTGGTATTTACGACTTCCGTGTAGTTTGCGATGAGTCAAATAATACTCCAGAGGTTATAGATAGAAATGAATTTGTTGGTGATATATACATTAAGCCGGCTCGTTCAATTAACTTTATTCAACTTAACTTTGTTGCCGTTCGTACCGGCGTTTCATTTGACGAAGTTGTTGGTAAGTTCTAATAAATAGAAAAACAGGAGATAAAAAAACATGGCTTTTTCCGTAAATGATTTCCGTTCCCAATTAGTTGGTGACGGCGCTCGTCCAAATCTGTTCGAGGTGGCTATGCCCTTTCCTGCGTTTTCTTTACCAGCAAACGCACAAACAAAATTAACCTTTATGTGTAAAACAGCACAACTTCCCGGCTCAACAGTCGGTGTTGTGCCTGTTCAATATTTTGGTCGTGAATTAAAGTTTGCAGGAAATAGAACATTCGCAGATTGGACAATAACAATCGTCAATGATGAAGACTTTATTATTCGTAACGCCTTTGAAAGATGGTTGAACGGTATTAATAGTCACAACCTTAATGTGCGTAATCCAGTAGCTTTGGCTCCTGCAGGTTACACAGTTGATGGTAAAGTAACACAGTTTGGCAAACAAGGTAATACACTCAAAAAATATAACTTTGTTGGTTTATTTCCAACAGATTTAGCTCCAATTGATGTTGATTGGGGTGCTAATGATACAATTGAGGATTTTACTGTAACGCTATCATATCAATGGTGGGAAGCAGTAGAAGACGGTGTAGTGTAGTGAGAAGGACTTCGGTCCTTTTCTATTTTTTATAGGATGATATAATATGGCAGTAAAACTTTTTGGGTTTACCCTAGGTCGCAAGGATGTTGTTCAACCACAACTTCCTGAGCAACCTTCTTTCGCACTTCCTACAGAGACGATGGATGATGGTGCAGTTACCATTACATCCAATGCTCATTATGGAACTTATGTTGATTTAGAAGGCTCTGTTCGAAATGAAATTGAATTGGTCACTCGCTATCGTGAGATGTCTAATCATCCAGAGTTAGAAATGGCCATTGATGATATTGTCAATGAAGCTATTTCTCATAATGAAACTGGTAAGATTGTCACTATTGTTTTAGATAAACTTAAACAACCAGAGTCCATTAAAAAGAAAATCATTGAAGAATTTGATTCTATCCAAAGAATGCTTAATTTTAGCAATTTGGCCGATGACCTATTTAAGCGATGGTATATTGATGGTCGTTTAAATTACCATGTTGTCGTTAATGAAAAGAATCCAAAAGAAGGGATTCAAGAATTAAGATATATTGACCCACGCAAAATTCGTAAAGTGCGTGAAGTTAAAAAAGAAAGAGATCCAAAAACAGGCGCTAATATCATTGGTTCAATAGCTGAATACTATGTTTATAATGATAAGGGCACAACAACGCAAACTTATACAAGCAATATTAATGCTGGCTTAAGAATTGCACCAGAATCAATTATCAATGTAAATTCTGGATTAATGGATGCAAAAAATACATTCGTTATTTCATATTTACATAAAGCAATTAAACCACTCAATCAATTAAGAATGATTGAAGATGCTATTGTTATCTATCGTTTATCCAGAGCACCAGAAAGAAGAATATTCTACATCGATGTAGGTAATCTTCCTAAAGGTAAAGCTGAACAGTATCTCCGTGATATTATGGTCAAGTACCGTAATAAGATGGTATATGATGCTCAGACTGGCGAATTAAGAGATGACCGTAAGCACATGTCAATGCTTGAAGATTTTTGGCTCCCACGCCGTGAAGGTGGCAAGGGCACCGAAATTACTACATTACCAGCTGGCCAAAATCTTGGTGAGTTAGCTGATGTGGTTTATTTCCGTCAAAAACTTCTTAATTCATTGAATGTTCCTATTTCAAGATTAGAACCACAACAAGGCGGTATGATTGGTGTTGGTAGAACAACTGAAGTTACACGAGATGAAGTTAAGTTTTCTAAATTTATTCAAAGATTGAGAAACAAGTTTTCAACTGTCTTTGACCAAGCTCTTCGTATTCAATTGGTACTCAAAGGTATTTGTACCACGGAAGAATGGGAATTATTTAAAGAAGACATTTACTTTGACTTTATAAAGGATAACAATTTTACAGAACTTCGAGATACTGAACTTCTTCGTGAAAGAGTATCCTTATTACAAACAGTTGACCCATATATTGGCCGATATTATTCATCCGAATGGGTTCGTAAAAATATTCTTCAAATGGACGATGAACTTATTCAACAAATGGATAAAGAAATTGCTCAAGAAGATAAAGATGGGACTGGTGGTCCAACATCGCCAATGGGAGGTGAAGAAGTTTCAGCTGACCAATTTCCGCCAGAAGATAACACCCAAGAAGACGGCGCCAATGATTCAAAGACTCCACAACTTGATGCTGATGTGGAAAAATATAGTAATATAAATAGAGCTTAACGGAGAAAATTATGGAAACATCACAATTTGTTGACCAACTTGCAGCTGGAGAAGCAGCAAAGGCCAAAGAAACATTAACTGATTTAGTATCTGCTCGTGCATTTCAAGCACTTGAAGACCGTAAAATGGATATTGCTAAGTCAATGTTTGGTGGCCAAGAAACAGCCGCCGATGACCAAGTAGATATTGAAGTTTTAGATGCCAATGAAATTAATGGTGTCAGAATGGGAGATATTGAGGTTCAAGATACAGAGGATACAGAAGCTTAATGAGAAGCTTAAAAGAATTTAAAGAAACACCAGTTGTTGAGGAAGAGAAGCAAGACTACTCTAAATTTGACGCATTGGTAAGAGCTGGTTTGGCTAATAGAACTCAGCTTCAAAGGCTTCATCGCATTTTAGCTAAAATGAGTGAAGAAAGACCTACTTTTAATTCTACTGATAGAACATTAATACAAGGTCTTTTCAATAAAATGACAGACCTTATTACCAATAACAAACAGATTTTTCAAAAAACTAAATTAGCTGTTCGTGAAGAAATTGAAGAATTTACTGAAGCCCATAAAAATTCTAATGAAGACCCACCTTTTGTTTTGATATTGCGTAGAAAGGCTATTCGTCTTTTTCCAAACAGTCAAAAGGTTGCTTTATACTATAATGCAAAATTAGATAAATCATTTAGTGTTCCATATGGTCTTGGAATTGATGGTGTAATTCAAGCGGAAAATTTGGCGGATGGCATAAATACACTTGATGAAGATGCTATTTCACAATTGCAAAAAATTAAAAATGAGCATCAAATTGGAAAAGTAAAGCATAACGATGGAACATCAAGTAAGGTTGATGTCCAGACTGCACATGCCATACTGACCGTGCATAAAAGTTTAAATGATGAAAACAAAAAGAAATTTGCAGCTATGGTTGGCAAATCCAATCAGCATTTACAAAAAGCAGCTGAGTTTTCATGGAAGAATATGAAGTGGTAAGCTTTGTTGATTTAATATTACAAAATAAATTAGCTGAAGCAAAAGAATTATTAATTGCTAATATCAATGAGTTAATTATTGAACGCCTTCAAGAGGCTAAAAGATATGCAGCTGCAGATAGATTTGAAGTCGTTGAGTTAGATGAGGTTGCCAAACGGAATCCCAATATCATTAAGATTGGGAGAATCAATAAGATTCGCCGTAGAATTAGAAGAAATGCCAAAGGTCGTATTATTGTTCAAAAGAACCGAAGACGCTCTGGTATAAAAGGTTATCGTATTTCAGGTAATACTGTTAGGCGAATACCAGCAACAGTAAGATTAAGAAAAGCCCGTTTATTGAGACGGTCATGGAAAACAACCAGGAGAGCAAAGCTTCGCAGAACATTAATCAAACGAAAAATGTCAATGCGTAGAAGAGCCGGATTAGGATTAAAATAAAATGGGATATGAATTAAAAAATACTCAAAGGTCATCATCAATACTTCGTTGTGTTGATCCTGGCACCTATACTATTAATTTACAAGATTTTGCAGCTAATACTACTAATATTGGTGAAACAATTAACTCAGCTTCAATTAAAAGAATCAATTGGTCAACCAATGGTAGTATTTCAATTACTCGTGCTAATGTTCCTATGTTAGCTTTACATACTGCTGGTGAAATGCGTCTTGATGAATATGGACATTCAATTGCAAATAATTCAACGGGTAACCTTGCAGTTACTATTGTTACTGGTGGTTCACTTGTTATGGAAATTACAAAAGACACCTCTTACAATGTGGCATTAACAGGATTCTAAAATGAAACTAATCAGAGAAACCATTGAAAATGTAACCTATCTTACCGAAACGGCCGAGAGTGGTAAAAAGAATTTATTTATTGAAGGTACTTTTTTAGTAGGCGATACAGTTAATCGCAATAATCGTATGTATAAAATGGACACTTTACGAAATGAAGTAAAGCGTTATAATGAAGAATACATTAAAACAAATCGTGCTTTAGGTGAATTAGGCCATCCTGATACACCATCAATTAATCTTGAAAGAGTATCCCATAAGATTGTTTCCCTTGTAGAAGATGGAAATACATTCTATGGTAAAGCTCTTATTCTCGAAACACCCTATGGTCAAATAGTTAAAAACTTTATTGACAATGATGTAAGCATTGGTGTTTCATCAAGAGCATTAGGCTCCGTCACTCAAACTAGAGAAGGTTACAACCTAGTCCAAGATGACCTAAAATTAGCAACAGCGGCAGACATTGTTGCAGATCCATCAGCTCCAGGTGCTTTCGTAAATGGCATCATGGAAAACAAAGAATGGATGTTTGTTGAAGGTAAGTTTGTAGAAGCTGACTTTGACAAGGCAAAAAAACAAATTCAGAGAGCATCTTCTCGTCAAATTGAAGAAGTTGCACTTAAATTGTTTGAAAACTACATACGAAAACTTTAATATTATAAATAAGAAATCAAATAAAGGAGATTCCCTAATGGCAACAAATAAACTCATGGAAGCCGCTGCCGACATTCTTGCAACGAGTAAGAAAGAAGCATCTGCGGAACCAATGCAAAAATTACCAGGTTCTGAATATACAGAATTGGGTGGACCATCAAACAAACCAGCTGAAGGTGAAGACCGTGTTGGTGAAGATCCATATAAAGACTATCAAATCAAAGATAATAAAGCTAAACAAGCTGAAGCGCCTAAAACTAAGCCTTCTGCCGCTTCTGCTAAACAAGAAGAAGTTGAGACAGAAGAAGAAGTTATTGCTGAAGTAGATGATTCTATCGAATTTAAATCTCAAGTTCAAGAAGATATCAATTCTATTTTTGCTGACGATTCAACTATTTCTGCTGACTTTAAAGCTAAAGTTTCTACAATTTTTGAAGCTCGTGTTACTGACCGAGTTTTACAAATCCAAGAAGATATCGAAAACAAATATGCTGATATGCTTGAAGAAGCTATCACAACTGTTCGTAACGACCTAACAGAGAAAGTTGATGACTATCTTTCTTATGTTGTTGAACAATGGATGAATGACAATGAAATTGCTATTGAATCTGGCTTACGCTCAGAATTAACAGATGATTTTATTGCCGGTCTTCGCAACCTATTCGCAGAACATTATATTGATGTGCCTGCTGAAAAAGTCGACCTCGTTGATGAACTTGCTGGTAAAGTTGAAGAACTTGAAAGCAAACTTGACGAAGAAATCGAGCGTGGTGTTGAGTTTAAAAAAGCTCTTATTGAATCACGCAAAAATGAACTAACCCGTGTAGTGTGTGATAGTCTTACAGATACTCAAGTTGAAAAAATCAAAGCACTTGCAGAAAGTGTTGAATTCTCCACAGAGGACGAATACAAAACAAAACTTGAAACTATCCGTGAAAATTATTTCCCATCAAGCGTTAAAAAAGCTGATGAAAAACAATTACACGAAACTGTTGAAGATGCTGATGACAAAAAAATGGATATAAAAGACCCATTTGTGGCAGCTGTATCTAATGCAATTTCTAAAACAAAAATTTAAATAACAAGTAAATCTAGGAGATAAAAATGTATTTGTCCGAACAATTACAAAAAAAATGGGAAGGTGTTCTGGATCATCCAGATTTAGCACCAATTAAAGACCCATACCGTAAAGCGGTTACTGCTGTAGTTCTTGAAAATCAATTTCAAGAAATGCAAAAGTCAGGTGAAATTCTTCACGAAACAGCTCCAGCTAACTCATCTGGTACAGGTGGTTTTGGTGGTGGTGCTTCTGCAACAGGTCCAGTTGCTGGTTTTGACCCAATTTTAATCAGTTTAGTTCGCCGTTCATTACCGAACTTAATTGCTTATGATATTTGTGGTGTTCAACCAATGACAGGCCCTACTGGTCTTATTTTCGCTATGCGTTCTTCATACACATCTGCAACTATAGGTACAAACGAAGCTTTCTATAACGAAGCTAACACAGGTTTTGGTGGTGGTTCTGGTCCTGGCGGCGCTCAAACAACTCTTGCAGTTGGTGCTGCTGCTGATGCTAACGGTGCTTTCGTTGGTAATGCAACTGCTCAAACAGCTATGACAACAGCTCAGGCTGAAGATTTAACTTTCAAAGAAATGGCTTTCTCAATTGAAAAAGTAACTGTTACTGCAAAGACTCGTGCTTTGAAGGCAGAATACTCAATTGAATTAGCACAAGATTTGAAAGCTGTTCATGGTTTAGATGCAGAAACAGAATTAGCAAACATCTTGTCTGCTGAAATTCTTGCTGAAATCAACCGTGAAGTAGTTCGCACTATCTATGGTACTGCTAAACAAGGTTGTGCTGTTGGTACAACTAATGTTGGTTCTTTCAATCTTGATGTCGATTCAAACGGTCGCTGGATGGTTGAAAAAGTTAAGGGTCTTGCTTTCCAAATCGAAAGAGAAGCTAATACAATTGCTAAAACAACTCGTAGAGGTAAGGGTAATGTTCTTATCGTTTCTTCTGATGTTGCTTCTGCTCTTGCAATGGCTGGAATCCTTGATTACCAATCAGCTTTACA